GCAGACAAGTGAAAAACGATAAAAAGAGCGTTCTGCTATACACAGAGTGGGCAGAACCGCTGAAAAGCCTGCCGTTGGAAGAGAAAGGCAGGATTTTCGATGCTATTCTCTCGTATACAGAAAATGGCCGGGCGCCAAAGTTTGAAAATCCGGCAACGGATATGGCTTTCTGCTGGATTCGGCAAAAGCTGGATGAAAACATCCAAAAGTGGGAAGAAACCCGTGCTAAGCGCGCTGCGGCGGGCAAAAGCGGAGGGGCACCCAGAGGGAATGCCAATGCAAAGAAGCAGGAACAAGCAAAACAACCAAATGATAGTTTTGCTTGTTCTGATGAAGAAAACCCGGAAAAATCAACCGGACCGCCTGACGGAAAACCGGAGTCCTACTGGGTATGGGCTGGGTGCGATAAGATGCTCACGCCTTATATGGCCTCAGAATTCCGAGACCTGCGGGAAGCTGGTATAGAGGACGCCCTAGTGGTGGCCGCGCTGAAAGAAGCGATGCGCCATCAGGCAAAGTACCCTTGGGTCTATGCCAAGCGTTTGCTCGACCAAGCGGCGGCACAAAAAATCACAACGCTGGAAGCGTGGGAAAAAGTACATATCACATACAAAGGAAACCGGGTAGACCGGGAAACGCCGAGTGGAAATAGCTTCCTTGGCCTTGATAACAGCTTGGATCGCCTAAAAAGGAGACCTCTTAGAAAGCGGGCGGAGGAAGTTCCACCAGACTAAGGAGGTTTTCTAATGGGAAGTGACGTTCGCCATGTCCGCGGTGAGGCCCAGAAAGAGCTTGTAAAAAAGTTTGAAGTATTTACAAGCAAGGGGCGGTCAAGGTGGCAGGTTTGGAGCGACTGGATTACGATAAGCGCCATTGCCGTGTCCAACGCGACAGACAAGAGCCACTTCGACGAGCGAGAGCAGCAGTACATGACTATCGTGAAAAAGTACACGAAGCAGGAAGTGGACACATTCGCGGATATGTTTTCGCTTCTGGTTATGGCACTGGAGGATGACCCGGAACAGGATTTCCTTGGCGAGTTGTATATGTGCTTGGGGCTTGGAAATGACCATGCAGGCCAATTCTTTACGCCCTACCACCTGTGCGAGTTTATGTCAGCAGTAACGACCCCTGCGGAAGAGTTTCAGCAGAAAATCGGAGACAGGGGATGGGGTGCGGTCTGTGATCCGACCTGCGGCGCTGGGGCCTTGCTGGTGGCGTTCGCAAACGAATGCAGAAAGAAAGGCATCAATTATCAGACGGATGTGCTGTTTGTGGCGCAGGACATTGACTACATCGTGGGCATGATGTGCTATCTGCAAATGAGTCTGCTTGGAATGCCGGGGTATGTTGTTATCGGTGATACGCTTGCAAACCCGTCTACGTCTTATGACAAAAGAGGGCTGCTTCCAGTTGACAAAGGGAACGTCTGGTATACGCCGCTGCTCAGGATCCCGGTTTGGCAGTATCGAATCTTTATGGCGCAGATGGAGCTGGTCACTCAGCCGATAAAGGAAGAGTGTGCTGCAGATGCGCCAAAATCCGAACCACAGAAAGCCCTTGAAGCCACAAAAAAGAGTAAGCAACCAAAAGATACGGAAAAGCCAAAAGCCGCTAAAATGCCGCCCAAAGAGCCGGAGCAGGAACCGATGTTCTCTGAGGGTAAGGGTGGGCAGTTGAGCTTTTTCTGATAGGAGGACAATATGGATTCCACCACACACACCACAACCACAGTAGAGTTCGTCGATTGGCGAGCCAAGGCAAAAGAGAAGCTGGAGGCAGAGGACAAGCTGTTCAAAGGCGGGCGCGCCGCCGCGAGCGTTCAGAGCTATGTGCTGCGGGCACTGCTGAACTTTGCAGATCAGGAGCCGCGCTTCGCTGAGGTCGTTTGTAACACGGAGCGCACATTCTCTGAATGCTGCGCGGCAGTCGTGCACAATGCGGGAGAGGTTCTGTCTGACCTTGAAGCGTATCGCAAGGCCGTGCAGTTCTACTTCCCCAATGCTGAAATCTCGTTTTCGATGAACATCAATCTTACCGGAACGCCGCCGACGGAAGAAGAGATGCGGGCGCCGGCAACCATTAAACCGGAGAACGCCACCCCGAATATTCCGAAACCGCAGGAGCCGGCAAAGGAAAAGCCCGACCAAAAGAAGCCGAAACCGGAGAAAAAGCCTGCAAAGAAGAAAGAGAAGCAGAGCGAGGATTCGATGCAGCTTTCCTTGGAGGGATGGTTCTGATGATTTTGGGATTCAAGGGATTCAAGCCGGGGCTGGTCGCAACGCTTGGAAACGGAAAATTCCAGTATGTTCCGAACGAGCTGAATGAGACGAAAAAGGCCATGTGCGCCAGCACCGGGTTCCATTATTGCTTAGACCCGTGGGATTGCCTGAATTGGTACACATGGAACGGCAAGAATGAGTTTTGGGCAGTTGCGGCCGGGGGCGATGTTGACGAGGATGGCTACGGAAGCCGGAGCAGCTGTACGAAGCTGGTTCCTCTCCGCAAGCTGACAGCAGAAGAATTTTTGCTGATGCACGCCAACTATGTGTTTGAGCATCCTGCGGAGAAGTTTGAGGACAGCTATAAAGGGCCATTTCATGTCGCATATGGCCGGGATAAGAAGCTGGCCGGAGAACTGGGAGAATGGCTCTGCTTCATCATCCAAGATCAGCAGGAGTCCATCTGCATTGCACAGCCGATTGACGGCGTGAAGATTTTGCCGGGGAAGAACTACACGGCAGAGAGCTTGGAGGCGGCACACAATGAAAAAGGCTGAAGAATTGAAACTTTATGCGCCGGAACCGAAACGGCCAGAGCTGGATGCGGCACTGTGTATGTCAGTTGCCGAGGGGCAGGGCATGGGCCGCTACATCGAGGGAAAGGTGCTGACGGTGGCCGTCTGGGACAAAAAGGAAAAGCCGCTGGTCGTGTGGCGCTTTTTCGGGGATTACTGGACGGGGGAGCTTCGCGGGAACGAGAACCCGACTAAAGGCGAGCTTTCGCCGCGTCAAATTGAGGTCAAGCCCTGCCAGTGCTTGACATGGAGGACCGAAGTGCCGGCCACAAAAGGAGAATCGGAACTCCTGCAGAACTATTTTGATGACTGCAGACCGGGATATCTGATTGGCATTGTAGAAGATGCACTGTCGGCTCATGCCAGGAAGAAGCGCGAAGAGCGCAACGCACGACAGGCGGCTGAGACCAAGAAGCTCTTTGAGAATCTGCCGGAGCCGCCGGAAGATCTCAGTAAACAAGTTTTGAAAGTGTGCAGTGATGCGGGCTTTCTCTGGGTCACCAATGATAAACAGAACGTAATCGAACCCGGCGGCGTTGAGAAGAAAATCTCGATTCAGCGGGCAAGGTGCGATAGCTGCGGTGGTGAATATACGCTGTCGGAACTGCTCAAACACAAGAGCACAGCGACGTGCGAGTGCTGCGGGGAGAAAATGCAGGTTCGCAATACCCGCTATTCGGTCAAAAGACTGTGGGCCGCAAGGACATTCCTTTGGAGCAAACCGCAGGGAGATGGGGTCTGGATTCGCCGCTATCTGGTGTATTTCGATTTCAGCAATCATCGGGCAGAACTGGAATTTCATGGCCGGGGGATATGGTGGACGGACGGAAAGACCATCAAGCAGTGGAAACGCAGCTGGAGCGAGAAAGAGGAATATATTATGTGCCAGCGCCCGAAGCTATCCGCAATGCTGACGGCACCCTCTGGCCCGTATCAGCCGTACACGTTGGCATCCCATACTGACCAATTTGAAAGTGATGTTCGGAAAGTGCTGAAATCTGAATGGATGTACCAGTACGATAACCATCTCAACTTTCCGTGGGAAGTTCGTCAGTGGGAAATCGTGAATCGGTATCCGATGGCCGAAAGCCTTGTAAAAACGGGCTGGGCTGATGCACTGTGCTCTCAGGTATACGACGAATATGAACACAGCACCCGCATCAATCTTCGAGCAAAGACCTATTACGATGTGTTTGGCTTAAATCGTCAGGAGCTGGCCGTGGTCGCACGAAGCAAAAAGTCGTTCCGCGAGGTGGATGATGCGCTGAAGTGGAAAGAAGCCGGCCTTGCAATCAATGACAAGAACATGAAGATGACGGCTAACATCCGAAATCTCTCAGGAATGGCCAAGACATTGCGGGAAAGTGGAATGACACGGAGCTTGAAATATCTCCGCCAGCAGACAAGGCGAGTCACCGGAAGCTACAACGGCCAGATTGCTCTTCAAGTTGCATCGGACTGGTTGGACTACCTCGATATGGCCGGACAGATGAAAATGAACTTGAATCTCGAAAAGGTTCGTTTCCCGCTGGATCTCAAGCGCCGCCATGATGATTTGGTTCTGGAGCGAAACAAGCAATGCCGAAAGGACGCCTTGAGAGGTGCCGCAAGCAGCATCAAAAAGGAAGCCAAGGAGCTGGAGAATCAGTTCCATATCGAGAACATCTACAAGAAAATCCGTAAAATCTACGAGTACGATGGAGCGGAATACATCATTCGGGTGCCGGATGGGGCAAAAGCCATTTTGGAAGAAAGCAGGTTTCTTGACCACTGCATCCAGCGCGGAACTAGGTACTTTGAGCGTATTGCCAAACGTGAGAGCTACATCTTCTTCATGCGGCGCAAGGCTGACCCGAATACCCCGTGGTATACCTTGGAGGTGGAGCCGGGCGGCACTGTCCGCCAAAAGCGCAGCTATAACAACGACCAGTACGCCGATTTGGAGGATGCGAAACCGTTTATTGCGGAATGGCAACAGGTCGTGCAGGGCCGCATGACAACGGCGGAAATTGATTTTGCACGGCAGTCCAAGGAAATCCGCGCACAGGAGTTTGCGGAACTCAAGGAGAACGGAAACATTATCCGCACGGGTACGAATGCTGGCAAGCTGCTGGTTGACGAACTGATGCACGACTTGATGGAGGTGGAAAAGCGTGTCGGCTAAAATTGAACTTTCTCTCGCGCCCGCCAAAGCAAAGGGCCTTTCGGAAGATGAACGTCTGGATTTGGGGCGGCTGCTCCTGAAAGCGGGATACCGAGTTGATATTGTACGCCGCCGCCCGAATACCAATCCGGGCACCCAGTACGAATATTTCATGGTTTTGGACAAAGGAGAGAATAATGCCTGACACCCGGAAGAATCACAACCCCAGCGGCGCGCCGGATCCTACACGGGTTCGGGCAGAGAGCAACATCCAGAGGGAAGAAGCTCGTGTGAGCGAGCTTGTTCACGTTCTGCGTTATGTGACAGGCGCCGCCGGGTTTGAAATTGTGGAGCGAATTGTTCTCGTGGATAACCAGACGGGGAGGATTTATCGGTGAACAGAACAAAGAATGAGTTGGCCGATTATGCTTGGAATCCGGTGACAGGGTGCCTGAAAGGTTGTCGGTACTGCTATGCAAGGAAAAGCGCGATACGGTTTGCAAGCGATTGGCGCCGAAATTTGGCAGAGAGACCGAAAGTTCAGCAGGTGGGAGAAAAGCTCTTTGAGCTGGATACCCCGTGGGAAACGAAAAACAAGCACTTCCTGAACAGTCCAACGGGATTTCTGCCCACGATGCACAAATACCGTTTCGACTGGCCGCAAAAGGTCAAAGTTGGCTCAAGCATTATGGTATGCACAGACGGCGATTTATTCGGGCCGTGGGTTCCTGAAGAATGGATTCTTCAGGTGTTTGCGGCGGCTGATGAAGCACCCCAGCACCAGTACATTTTTCTGACGCAGTATCCGGAACGCTATAAGCAGCTTGTGAATCACGAGAAGCTGCCCCAAAACAAGAATTTCTGGTACGGTTCGACAGCGACGGTCAGAGAAAGCAGCGTATGGGCGAACGAACACTATAATACGTTCGTTGCGATAGAGCCGCTCCTTGGCCCGTTTGAGGGCGACGT